TGTTTCCCATTGCAATGTATTATCATTATATCCTTTTGTTTGCATAAAAGCTGTTTGAGAGGAATTGTTATACATACTATTTGGAAAAGCAAAAAGAAATTCATAATTAACTTCCCCTCCTTGTTCTATACCAAAAGAATTAAGATCAACATATTGTCGCCAAGTTGTTAAACTATTTGTTCTAGCATGACCACAAGCTGAAGTACGACCATCTGTGCCAGTTGCAGGAAAACCACTTGCTGCATCACTACATGATGTATGTGAATAAACCGATCCAGCCCCACCCCAATCTATATCAGCATCACCCTCGTATTTACTTGTTACGACACCTGTATCACCATCTAACACATCACCAGTATTTTTATGCTCTATAGTTACAGTTGTTTCTGTAATTTCTTCTACATCACCTTGTATTTCTATTTCGGTAGTTGTTGTAGAACCTTCATCTAATAATTGAGCATTAGAGGAAAAGCAATATAAGTAAAACACTAAAAATACCCAAAGCACTTTCATCAGTTACTATCTCCTCATCTTTAAAATTTTCTTTTACCCATTTATCATAATCAGGTCTTTTCTCAGGATTCTCTGCCCACCCTTTTGCAGCTTCTAAACCAATCTTACCATAATATGGGCAAGGTGTACCTGCCATTTCCATAGCTTGAAAAATTCTAGCATCTTGACATAGCATAGCAACTGCTCCTACTTTCATACCCATACGGAACAATGCCCTAGATAATTTAAGTCTTTCACAATTTAAATCTCTAATAGCACCACCACCTGCTAAACCTAGTATTTGTGTTTGTAATGCAGCACTAGCAGCAAAACTACAGACATCTTGATTATTGATGACAACGCTTGGGGCTGACGCTGTAGAGGGAGTTCTATCTACTGTAGTTGTGCCACTTACTGTTGAACTTGTACTTGATACAGTATTCGTTTGTGCTTTTGCTATACTACACCAAGATAATAAAGACAAGAAAAAAACTACAAATAAAATCGCCCATAATTTTCCTGTCATTCTTCAATCCAATCTCCTAATAACATCATATTAGATAAACGAGCACTTCTTCTTTTTGTTTGTCTTGCCCAGTTACTATCTAACATTTCTTTTGATGCTTCTCCATAATCTTCATTAGCTAACGCTGTAAATAATTTTGTCCACATAGTAGGATTAAATCGTGTTATACCCATATTAAAAGCCATATCTATTATTATAGCTCTGCGTGCTTCGTTTAAATTTTCTATTGGAAAGTTTTTAATTTCTTCTTCTACTCTTTCAATATCATTCATAAGCATAAATTCTGCTTCTTCTTGTGATATTCCTAGACCATCTTTAGCAACATTTCTTCCTACACCTATTGTTGGGTGTCCAATAAGTATATCACCAGCTTTTAATTCTTGCCCTGTAGCATCATCATATACTTTTAAAATTACACCTTCATGGTTAGATATTAAATCTACTAATTTCTTTTTATCCACTTTTCATACTCATTACTTGTTGTATAGCTTGTTGTTCGTTCATGCCTTGTTGTATGAATTGCTCGACAATCCTTATTTCTTCTTCTGTTAAACTCATTTGAGGTGATGGTTGACTTCTTAAAACATTTGCTAACATTTGTTGATTATTAGATTGATTAGTAGTTCTTACTGCTGGTTCAGGTGCAAATGTAGAACCAGGAGGCACAGCACCTCTATGTTGAGAACGAGGATAATTATGTTTAAACATTACCATTTTATTTTCCTTTATTAATTTGTTTTTGTACTTGTTTAATAAGTTTATCTTTTTTTAATCGTCTATCTAGTTCAATACCATGCTTTCGCCCTAGTTTTTCTAATTGTACTTTTGTCATTTTAGTTAAATCTGGTTTTTGTGTCCCAAATAACCATTCAAAAAATCCCATATTATTCCCCCTATACCCAAGACTCTTTTTCACCATAACCAAAATAACTTCTGGCATGACCTTCTTCTATTAATTGCTCACAAATATTTTGTCCTTCCACAAAAGGAATCCCTAGTATTCTACCGAATTTTCCCTTGCTGTCTTTTTCTGTCTTTATGAGAAAATTCTTTTGCAATAACTCCTTAAGACGAGCCTTCGCCAATAAACCCAATTTCTTTTCAGCCAAGTTGCGTGTTCGAGATTCAGGCGTGTTAATGCCATATAAACGCACCCTTTCCTTTCGCAACCACACTTTAAATCCCAAGTCAATATCCACATCTATAGTATCTCCATCTACAACTCTGCGTAATATGCAACGATATTCGTACATTACTCACATAACCTTTCATATATTTCATTATGGATTAATAAGTCGTCAACAAGTTCGTCAGATATAACATCTATATCTGCATCAGTAGGATTAATCGGACTGGATATTATACAATAACCTTTATTTCCGCTTCCTATACTTCCGCAACTTGCTACGCTTAGCAATAGTAGAAGTAGCATTAATTTTCTTTTTAACTTCATCAGCTACCCTTATATCGTCTAATTGTTCTTTCATAACATCAGCTTGGACTGCTTTCCGCATCATCATAAAGCCAAATAATTTTGCTCCTAATTTAGCTATGCCACCTAATGCAGAAAGCCAACCCATTATTTATCGTCCTTGTTTGTATTCTTTCCAATATTACCAGCTACTAAATTAAGTATGCGTAGTATAAAAGAAATTGCTTTGTCGTCTGTTTTTGTAGGTGTTAGGGCTGTGATTGCCGTTGCAGCTGTTACTAAAGCTGTTACAGCAGAAACCCAAGCAGGTGCTCCACTTACTAAATTTAATATTGCGTCCATGTTATTCTCCTATTCTGCACTAAATGTGCCTAATTGCGACCATAAACTTCCAGGTGCTGTTGTTCCATTTTGTTTACCCAACTGCCCCATAGCTTCATTCACATTTGTAAATGGTCCTTCTCCCCATTCAGAAACATCCCATTGTCCATTATCCCATGCACTACCTTGTGCATTAGTATATGCCAACATCTTTTCTGAAAAAGTTCCAGTTGTAAAGCCTGAATCTGCAAAAACTTTATTCCAGTCCTCATTATAAGTACCAGTTGTTCCTGCTTCTGTTCGGCAACTTGCTTGTCGTAATGATTGTTGTGTCATGGTGTAAATGTTCCCATACTTGAAAAATTATAATCATCTTGATCTACAGCAAATGCTTGTATTGCTAAATTCACATCAGTATAAGATGAACTTAATTCTCCATTAATATAAGCTAATAATCTTTCATTAAATGTTCCAGCAGGAATAGACCGAGCAGTAAACAAAGCTAACCAATCTTCATTTACAGTACCTGTGGTTGAAGTTACTGTTCTTATTGCTATTTGTCTTGCTTCATTATTTGTTGCCATTATTAAGCCTTTTGGTCATGGTCAGTTCTTTTAACAACATAACCTTTGTAATTGTTTAAACCACCAACAATTCTTTTCTTTTCATCTCGTAGATTTCTTTTTCCTTGTGCAGTATATGCTTTTTCTGCATCTACTCTACCAAGTTCTTCTAATTTATTTGTTGTACTTGTATTATATTTCATTTTAAGCTCCTACAGTTGCTTTATAATTATTGAAACTAACATTAGCATAGTTGCACCACTAAATGCAATAAAGATAGCTTCTAGGCGTTTTATACGCAGTATAGTTTCTTTCCATCTTTCAGCACATACAGCTTCATGAGTGTCTAATTTAGCTTTAACTTGATTAGCTGATACTTTCACAGTTATCTCCTATATTTCTACCCATTGTGTATTATCTTCATCCCATTTATACATTTTAGAAACATCCATATCGCTAGGTTTAGCGACAGGAGCTTCCCATATACAAGTAGTTTCATTTAATATCCAACTATTATAAGGTTTAGGTGGTATAAAAGCATCTTTACTAGAATCATAAGTATAGCCTACACCAGCAAAGTTTTTTCTTAATGGAGTGCCACCTAAACTATGTTGTCCACCATGTGTATTATAAGAAGTTTGTTTATAAGTATCGCCTGTTCTTGCAGATATTTCAGCTTCTTTTCCATCATCTTCCTGTCTACCATGTACTACAATAACTACGACATTATTTTCATCTAATTTTGCAAAATGTGCCATTTTATCTCCTTAACTAAAAGTTACTGTTTCTGATGCTGATGATGTAGCTGTAATTGAAATTGTAGTATAACCACCAGCAGTCGAAGATGAGCTTGTTACACCACCAGAAAATGCAGCACTTATTGAATCTGGTATTTTTATTACCACTAAACCAGATCCACCACTACCAGTAGTTAAAGCTGAAGATTGAGCTCCACCACCACCACCGCCTGTGTTTGTATCTCCATTCATGTCAGCACTTCCAGATTCAGAAGCAGCTCCGCCATCTCCACCTCCTCCAGCACCTCCTGCTGCAGGGGTAGTATTATAAACATTTGCACCAGTACCACCACCACCAGCTCTCTGAACAGCAGAACCACTTAAATCAGAAAATACTCCTTGACCTCCTACAGAGGTAGAACCATCTGATGCTCCATTAGCACCTACTGCTCCAGCACCACCACCTCCTCCTCCATCATAAGGAGATGAACCATAAGATTGACCACCATCA